CCAAGCGTGGTTGACATCCGCGATTTCATCGCGCTCCTCAAGCACTCCCGCGGCGACTTCGCGGGGCAGCAGTTTCTTTTGGAGCCGTGGCAGGACGAGTATCTCGACCGCCTTCTCAACACGAAACGAGAGGACGGCCTGCGGAAATACCGCACCTCGCTGCTGGCCCTGCCTCGCAAGAACGGCAAGACGCAACTGGCCGCCGCCCTCGGCCTCTACATGGCCTTCTGCGACGACATCGGGGCCGAGGTGATCGTCGCGGCCGGCGACCGCTCCCAGGCGAGCCTCCTGCACACCGCGGCAAAGCATCTGCTCGAGTCCTGCCCTTCGTTGGCCCGACGAGCCAAGGTCTACCGCAACAGCATCGTGGTGCCGGAACGCAATGCGTCGATGTTCTGCATCAGCTCCGAAGCCGGCACGAAACACGGCTACAATCCATCGTGCGTGCTGATCGACGAATATCACGTCTTCCCCGACCGCGAACTGGTCGACGTCTTGGAAACTGGTATGGGTGCCCGATCCCAGCCGCTCACCGTCTACATCACGACAGCGGGCACGGATATGCAGGGGCCGTGCTACAAGGACTGGCAGCGGGCCGAGAAGATTCGCGACGGCGTCCTCAAGGACGACACGTTCCTGCCTTGCATCTACGCCGCGCCGCCAGACGCCGACCCGTTCATCGAGGAAACCTGGAAGGCGGCGAACCCGAACTACGGCGTGACGCTGAAGCCGGACTACTTCCACCAAATGAGCCTGCGGGCGAAGCAGTCGCCGGCCGAGGAGGTTGTTTTCAGGACGCTCCACTTGAACCAGTGGATGCAATCGGATTCCAAGTGGCTTCGACACGGCGCGTGGGAAGCGAACAACGCCCCCCTGCGGCCTACCGCCGGCCGCGTCGCCTACTGCGGCCTCGACTTGTCGAGCACATCGGACACGACGGCGTTCGTCGCGGTGTGGCCCGACGAGGACGGCACCTTCGACATCCACTGCCAGGTCTTCATCCCAGAAGAGAATGCGGAGAAGGCGTCGAAGACCGACAGGGTGCCGTATCGGCAATGGGCGAAGGAAGGGTTTGTTACACTAACAGAAGGCGATATTACGGATTACGACGTGGTTCGCGACTACGTTCTCTCGTTTTGCGAGAAGAATGCGGTTCGGGCTGTAGCAATCGACAGATGGAATGCGACGCACCTCACGACGCAGCTCGCGTCTGAGGGCATCGACGTGAAGCCTTTTGGACAAGGTTTTGCGTCAATGTCAGCGCCTACAAAATTTTTGAGTACGCTGATTTTGGGCCAAAAACTGCGGCACGCAGCGAACCCCTGCTTGGCTTGGCAGATGTCGAACGTGCAGGTGAAGATCGACGACGCCGGGAACCTAAAGCCTACAAAGCAACACTCCAGCTCGACCTACCGCATCGACGCCGCCGTGGCCCTGATTATGGCCCTCGGCATCGCCAGCGGCGAACTCCACGGCCCCGAAACTGACCCTGAATTGGTGGTGTTTTAGTGGACGAAACCGCCGACGTCGAAGACCTGATGGAGATGCGGTACAGCCTCTCCCGCGTGTTCGAGGAGATCATCGGCAACCAGAAGACGGTTGCCGGCGTTGCGATCTCCCCAGAGAGCAGCCTTTCATGCAGCGCGGTGCTCGCCTGCGTCCGTGTGCTCTCCGAGAGCATCGCGTCGATGCCATTCAACCTCTACCGCCGACTCCCCGGCGGCGGCAAGGAGATCGCCGAAGACCAGCCACTCCAAGAAGTGCTCGCCTACCAGCCGAACGACTGGATGACGAGTTTTGAGTGGCGGGAGTGGATGATGAGCCAGTTGCTCCTCTGGGGCAACGGCTACTGCCTGATCAAGCCCGGTCGCCGCGGGGCCGTCGATCAACTGATTCCGCTCCATGCCAGCCGCATGAAGGTCGTTCGCCTTGAGAACGGCAAACTCCAGTATCAATACACCGAAGAAGGCAAGCCGACGCCGACGCTGTATCGCCAGGATCAGGTCTTCCACCTGCGGTGGCTCTCGAGCGACGGCGTGACCGGGTATGTGCCGACAACCCTGTCGAAGGACGCCATCGCACTCGCGAGGGCTACGGAACTGCATTCCTCGGCGTTCTTCGGCCACGGCGCGACTGCCGGCACCTACATCGAAACCGATCAGCCCCACAAGCCCGAAGCGCTTCAGCGGTTCAAACAGCAGTGGGACGAGGCCCATCGCGGCCCCGACAAGGCATTCAAAACCGTGGTCATGCCGCACGGATTTCACAAGAAGAGCGACCCGGTCAACAACCAGCACGCCGAGCTGATCGCCACACGAAGGTACGCCGTCGAGGAGATCAGCCGAGCCTACCGCGTGCCTTTGCATCTGCTTGGCGATCTGACCAACGTCCGCTATTCGACGGTGGAACAAGGGGCCATCGACTTCGCGACGTTCTCGCTGATCCCGCATTGCCGTCGCTGGCAGTTCGCCTGCCGCCGCGACCTCATCACGGACGACCGCAACTACTTCGTCGAGTTCGACGTCTCCGCGCTCATGGCTGGCGACTACCAGGCCCGCAGCCAGTTCATGCGGGAGATGTTCAACATGGGCGTCCTCTCGGTCGACGAGATTCGCGGCCAGATCGGCTACAACCCACTCCCCGACGGCGTCGGCAACAAGCGTTTCGTGCAGGTCAATATGCAACTGCTCGACGCCTTCACGGTCAACAACCCGAACGGAGCGACCCAGCCACAGACGGCTCCGATTCCGGCCAACGAACCGGCCACGGACGGCAACGAAGGCCCGGCCCCCGGCGATGCTGCCGTTGGTGGCGAGCGGTCGGCAGCCGAAGTTCTCTTCCGCACGACGCTCCGACGCCTCGCGGCCATCGAAGCGGACGGCATCGTGGAGCGCCGCAGCAAGCCGGCCAAGATCACTGCCTGGTTCGAGGCCCACGAGCAGCGGATGAAGACGGAACTCGTGGACGCCGCCCAGGCGACGGGACGAGACATCGACGCATTTGTGCATGGGTGGATGGAAGAATCGCGAAACCTGCTGCTGGAGTGCCACCGCTCTGGCAAGCCGTATGAGGAGGCTACGAAGTCATGGACGGATCGTGCGAACTTGAACGACGCCTGATCGGTGAGGTGCCGGGGCTCGAGGTCAAGGAAAACGAGAATGGCCGCACGGTCATTCGCGGGTATGCGGCCGTCTTTGAGTCCGAATCGCAGGACTTGGGAGGCTTCGTGGAGGTCGTGGAGCGCGGCGCGTTCGACGACGTGATGAAGTCGAACCCGGACGTCTTCGGCAAATACAACCACACGCAGGTGATCGGCCGGACATCCAGCGGCACGATGCGGTTGATGGTCGATGAGCGCGGCCTGCGGTACGAGATCGACCCGCCCCGATCGGCGGCCGCGGTCGTTGAACTCATCGAAAGAGGCGATGTTCGCGGATCAAGCTTCGCGTTCCGTTCCAGCCCCAAGGACGAGACGTGGACTCGCGACGACGGCGGCCGGATGATCCGCCGGATCAAGAAGTTTTCGTTCCTTGGAGACGCCGGCCCCGTGGATACGCCGGCCTACCTCGCCACGGAAACCTACGTCAGTAAACGTGCCCTGGAGATGGTCAATGAGCAGCGAGCGGTGGTCGAAGATACTGCGGAGCCTGTTCAGGCCGAAGAACGAGCGGAAGTCGTGATGCACGCCCCCGGCGACTTCGTGGCGTGGGATGGCGGCGTGGGCCGCATCGAGCACGTCATGGAAGAGGGCCAGTTGGGCGAGTATTCGGAGGAGCCTCTGGATGCAATGCCCGGCGACCCAGCCGTGCTCGTTCGCCTCTGGGAGTCGGAGGACGGCGGCTGGGAGGAAACCGACTACTTCGTCGGCAAGAGAATGTCGGAGCTGACCGCGCACGCCGACGTCTCGGCGAGCGAGGATGACGACGAGCGGGCCGTCAGCCTGAAGCCCACGGCCGGCATGGCCGCTGCGGCGAAGCGTGGCCTGAAGCTGCACGAAGAAGGCAAGAGCGGCGACGGCCTGAAGCCGGAGACGGTCGCTCGCGCAAACCGCCTCGCTCGCCGCGAAGAGATGAACCCCGACTGGGTTCGCGAGATGAATGCGTGGTTCGCGCGGCATGAGTCAGCGAGCAAGTCTCCCGGCTGGGATACGCCCGGCGCTGAGAAGCCGGGGTTCGTAGCGTGGCTTTTGTGGGGCGGCACGCCTGCGAAGAACTTCGCAGCACGCAAGGTGAAGCAGATGGAGGCGAGCGACCGCAGCATCGACTACGTCGGCCAGGTCGCGGCGCTCAAGAGCGTGATGCTCTCCACTCATTTGCACGCGAAGTAAGTCACAGCCTACATTACAAGATATAAGCCTCACGAAGGATTTCGTGAGGAGCAGTGCGAGCGACTTGAGGATTCTTGTCGCGGCGTGCTTGCGGGCAATACACCCGCCGGCCGCCGCACATTCGCGTTTGGCCGGCTCAACAAGGAGCAGGGCCAAAAATGGCGAGCAACCTCAAGCGACTTCAGGACCGTGCCGCGGCGATTGCCGCCCGGATGACCGAACTGGCCGACGTGGCCGAGCGTTCGGAAGAGCAAACCGCGGAACTTCGCAAGCTGTCGACGGAAGCCGACGCGGTGAAGTCTGACCTGGAGTTCGAGGGCACCCTCGCCAAGAAGGAAGCCGAACTGCGTGCGGTGGTCGAGAAGGCCGCCCCCGCCGAAGTCGCGGCCCCGGCCCCCGTCGCCGAGCAGCCCAAGAAGGTCGAGATTCGGGCGATCAACCCGCATCACACGACCCTCCGCGCGTTCAACGACGGCCCCGAGGCCGTCGAGAGCGCCTACCGCTGCGGTCGCTGGATCAAGGCCACCGTGTTCAAGAGTGAGTCGGACATCCGGTGGTGCCGCGAGAACGGCGTCGAGGCCCGTGCTCTCAACGAGGGGACAAACTCGGCCGGCGGAAGCCTCGTCCCGGAGGAGTTCGCCGCTCGCGTGATCCGCCTTGTCGAAACCTACGGCACATTCCCCGGCGCCGCCGAGAACGTGACGATGTCGCGTGACACGATGGTGATCCCGAAGCGGCTCACCGGCACGACGGCCTACTTCGTCGGCGAAGGCTCCAGCGTCACCGAATCGGAGCCGACCTACGGCAACGTCAGCCTCGTAGCCAAGAAGTTGGCCGTGGGCTGCCGGATGTCGTCCGAAGTGGTCGAAGATACGGCCGGCGTAGTGTCGCTTGCGGATGCCGCTGCAACTGAGTTCAGCACCTCGCTGGCGCTGAAAATTGACCAGTGCGGCTGGCTTGGTGATGGCACCTCGGATTTTGGCGGGATCAACGGAATCACCAACAAGATCAACGGTGCGGCCCACACCGCCTCGGTGGTCACGGCCCTCTCCGGCAACACCGCCTTCGAGACGCTCGACATCGAAGACTTCCTCAACGTCATCGGCAAGCTGCCAATCTACGCCCGCCAGGGCGCAGCCTGGTATGTGAGCCCCGCCGGCTACGCGGCGAGCATCGCTCGTCTCAAGTATGCCGCTGGCGGCAACACGGTCGAGAACGTCGGTGCCGGCGCCGGCGAGTCGTTCCTCGGCTACCCCGTGCGGATGGTGCATGTGATGAACAGCACCCTCGGTGCGGACTCGGCCAAGATCAAGGTGCTGTTCGGCAACATGGCCCTCTCCAGCATCTACGCCCGTCGTCGTGACTTCTCGGTGCGGCTGTTCGATCAGGTGTACGCCACCACCGACCAGCTCCTCCTCCAGGGCACGATGCGGTTCGACGTGAACCATCACTCGCTCGGCACCACCACCGAGGTCGGCCCCGTCGTCGCCCTCAAGACGGCCTAAACCAACCCTAACTAGGAGCAACCCCAAAGATGATTCACGCCCAGAATGACAAGGTCGTCGCGGAACTCCCGTCGGCGGCAGTCGGTGCGACCGCTACGGCCTCGCTGACGGTCGACACGATCGGCTACGACTACTGCTCGCTCTCGGTGCTGCGTGCCAGCAACGCCGCGACGACGTTCGCGAACGTGCTCAAGGTAGAAGAGTCGGACTCGGTGTCGACAAACTACTCCGATGTCACGGCTCTCGTGGCCGGCGGCACGGGCGGGTTCACCGTCCCGGCCATCTCTGCTGCCGGCACCGCCGGGACATCAGTGGTGAAGCTCGACGTCGACACGAAGGCCCGCAAGCGCTACCTGAAGGTGTCCTACACCCCAGGTGCTTCGGCCACCGTGGCGATCACGGGCCGCCTGTCGCGGGCTGCGGAAACGCCCGCGAACGCGAGCGACGCTGGCGTGCTGACCTGGGTGCGTG